AATTAGTGATAAAGAAGTAAAATTAGTTTTTGATTTTAATAGTTCAGCGGCTAATTCTTCTAAAATTAGTGCAATCGCTCTCTGTCCTGCTTTCCTTGGGGATGCAGGTCTCATTAAAGATGACCTTGATACCTCTAACACAACCTTAATAAATACATATGGTAGAGATTTTGCAATAAGTCCATTGATTGCGAAAAATGGTGGTGGAATGCATTATTTTAATAGACATAAAATTAACACATATGGATATTATTTATATAGTAAAGATTATCAAACAAATGTTTATGTTAAAAAAGATAATAAAAAGTATATATTCACAGAGACAACAAAAAAGGTAGACCTAGGATTACTTGATGACTATTACACAACCTCTGCTAATATAGAAGATTTAAACTTATATACTTCTAATACTTTTGAGGTTGATTATGAAGAAGAAACTTCAATTCAAGATGCTAGATACTTAGAATATAGCCAAGGGTTTATATATTTTGTAAATTATACTAATACACAAGGAAACATAACTCTTAAAGTATATAAAATAAATGCAGAAACATATGAAAAAGTAGAAGTAAAAGAATATTCTTTTACTATTCAAGATTTAGGAAATGCAGCTTTATATGCTAGAGTTTTATTCAATAATGTGTATTTTACAACTTCTAATAATAGATATTTATATAAATTTGATTTATATAATGGGTCATTTAAATCAATAGAGATTCCAGATACGACAAATTATTATGAAGTAGTAAAACTTTACGATACTATAATGCTAGTAACAAGAAATAAACACGATATAAGAATGCCTATTTTTATATTAGATAGTAATGACAATTTATGTAAAAATTATTTATACTTTAGTAGTTCTGACAGCGATTATGTATCTTTTAATAGAATACATACGAATAATGATTGTATAAATTATCCTTTAGCAAATTCAAGTAGTAGTGCTTATAGTACATCAACAAACTTAATTGAATATGAGAATCAGATTGTTCTTCCTCACCTTTCAAGCATAAACAACCTACAAGAGAGCATACAAAAAAATAATTCAAATACTATGAAAATAACTTATATCATTAAAATGGTATAAAGATAAAGGAGGTATAAATATGAAAGGACATTGTAAAATAGAAGTTTTTAAAGATAATAAGTTACAGAAAATTATTGAAAAGGATAATCAAATTACTGATGCAATAAATCAAGTTTTAAATTCTCCATTTTATAATTACTTTGAATGTAATAACACCACAAAAATCAATCCTCTTACAACTTATTCACCAATTTATACGAATCTTATTGGAGGTTTGTTTATGTTCAATTCTATTAGAGATGAGAACCCTAATCGTGATACAATGGTTACACCTCAAGACCTTAATTCTTACATTGGAAGTTGTGGTGGACCATTTACAGGTACTACAGATAAGATAAAAGGCTCACTTAATCAAAATGAAAGTGGAGTAGTTTTTGACTCTAATAATAAAGCAAATGGTTACAGGTATGTGTGGGATTTTGGGACTGGCAAATCTTTTAATTTTAGGAGTTTATCACTCACAAGTTTGAATGCGGCCAATGCAGGATTGTCTTGGGATAATGTAAATGACACAACTACTAAAGGAGAAGTCTTTGGCAAATATAATCAAAAACTAGATGGAAATGCTAATTCTCTTTCAGTAAGAAATTCTAACAATTTAACTAACGTACCAAACATAGCTTCAAGCGAAGGGGATATTTGCTATATCTCAGATGATTTTAAAATATTAATTGTAGGAACCCTAGCTAATAACTCTTATACTCTTACTAAATATAATTTTAGAGATAGTATAAAGCTTACAGACAATTTTGGAGCAACCACAGGGGTTATGAGTGATTACCAAAATTGGGAAAAAGACTTAATATATTCAATTACACCTACTTCTGCAATCCTTGTAGCTACACATAGAATTATTTGGGAAGGCGATTATATTTATTCTATTTCTCCATCTTGGAATAATACTACAAAAATATTAACTATAAATTATGTAAAAATAAATGCGAATACAATGGAAATAGAATTAGAGCATATATTTACAATAGATAGTTTAACTCAATTTTCTGCTTCTAATTTTACTTATGTTATATGTGGAAATAAATTACTTTTGAATGATGGAGATTATGACAAATTATATATAATTAATTTAGATACATATACATTAGAAAACACAATGAGTTATACAACACTTAATTCTAATGTAATGAATATTATTAAATTTAATAATGATATTGTTGCATTAATGATGACTGGTTCAGCATCATCTTATATGTATATGATAGACTTAGTAAATATGAAAATGTATTTACAAAAATTGAGCGGAACAAACTTTTCAAACATTGACGGTATTCATCAAAAATGCTTAAAGAGGATTGGAAATTCTCCAATTTTTGTTGGAAAATCTTCAGATGGTGTAGATTACTTAAATGTTAATCTTTTTGAAGGCTTTATAGCATCTATCTTAAACTTAGATGAAGATATAGCAAAAGCAGAAGACGAAACTCTTAAAATCACATATACAATAACTAATTAATTTTAAAAGAAAGTACTACCTATGGTATAATTTAAAAGTAGAATATACCATTCGTGGTACTTTCTTTTATTTTTATAATATAAGGACAACTTTAATATAATATATAAATAATAGATGAGAATGGAGGGTCTAACAGATGGACAATAACGATTATAAAGAATTGTTAGCTAAAATTGGTGATGTTATAGAATCAATTGCGAAGCTAACAAATAGAATGTCAATTATTGAAACTAAACTTGAGCAAATGTTTGACTTACGTGATGAAGTAAAAGAAATGAATGAAAAACAAATCAAGATGGAAAAAGATTTAAACAATGAATTTAGCAAAATAAGAGATTTAGAAGAAAGAAATAAAGAAACTAAAAAGTGGATAATGGGAATTGTGTCAGGTCTTATTGTTGCAACTTTAGGGGTTTTTATTAAAACAATTTTAGGATTATAAGGAGGTAATTATTATGGCTAGAAAGAAGAAAAGTAAATTGAATAAAATGGATGTTATTTTAATAATTGTTTTATTACTTGTAATTGCTTTCACAGGAATAATGATTTACTTGTATATCACTACTTTAGCTATACCAGACACTCTTTGTATAAGTGTGTTTGGACTTTTAACTGGTGAGGTCTCAATAATGGGATGGATAAAAAGTTCAAAAGAAAAGGCTATAGAAAGAAAAAATGAGTTAGAGGATAGAAAACATTTTGAAAAATTGAATAAAGAAAATGAAAATAAAGGAGATGAATAAGTATGAAATTAGAATTTTTAAGTGAAATATTAATTTATGTAGGTTTATTAACTTTAGTAGTTAATGTAATTACAGAAGTTTTAAAGAAAACTTTTGGATGGAAAAATAATGTTCCAACACAAATTTTATGTTTAGTTATTTCTATTGCTTTGTCTATCGTTGTAGTTATTATTTATTGTCAATTAAATAATATCGCTTACGTTTGGTATTTTGGTCTTGGTAGTGTTGTACTAGGATTTTTTGTAGCATATGCAGCAATGTTTGGATTCGACAAATTAAAAGAAGTTGTTGATTCATACACAACTAATTCAAAAGGAAGTGATAATAATGGCTCTTAAAAGAATAGATTTCAACGAAAAACAAATATATGATTTTATATATAATAGAATAAAAAACCATTATTCTACGAGCGGCATCATGGGTAATCTCAAAGCTGAGAGCAATTTGAATCCTCGAAATCTCCAAAATAGTTTTGAACGTAAGCTAGGGATGACAGATGAAGAATATATGAATGCAGTAGATAATGGAACTTATACAAATTTTGTTAAGGACTCTGCAGGTTGGGGCACCTACCAATTGACTTTTTGGTCCAGGAAACAAGGCTACCTTAATTACTGTAAAGAAAAGAACGCAAGTATTGGTTGCTGTGAAACTCAGCTTGAATATATGTTTAAAGAACTTCAAGCATATGGACTTTTAAATAGCTTAATGAATTGTAAAAGTGTAAGAGAAGCATCTGATATTATATTGTTAAAATTTGAAAAGCCTGCGGACCAAGGAGAAAGCGTTAAGGTAAAAAGAGCTTCTTTTGGTCAAGAGTTTTATAATAAATATGCTACTACAACTACTACCACTACATCTAGTGGTAATGGAGGTGAAAAGATGACAAATTTGGAATTTGTAGAGATATTAAAGAAATTAGTTGATACTTCTACTGTTTATGCATATGGCTGGTGGGGTCAACCAGTAAGCGAAGCTTTTATTCAACAAAAAGCTAAACAATATCCTAGTTGGTATACAAGCGACAAAATAAATATGTTAAGAAAACATATAGGAAAAAGCTTTGGATTCGATTGTGTAAATGTTTGGAAATCAATCGGATGGGGATTCAATTTCGATATGAATGACAAAAATGGGGGAGCTAAATATAATTCAAATGGAATCCCAGACACTAATGCAAATGGATTAATTGCAAATGGTTGTTCTATAGTAAGTACAGACTTTAGTAAAATAGAATTAGGGTCTGTTGTTTGGATTCAAGGTCATGTAGGCTTTTATATTGGAAATGGACAAGTTGTTGAATGTACTCCAAAATGGTCTAATAATGTTCAAATCTCAAATTTAGGCAATATAGGAAATAAGACAGGACATTATAGAAATTGGTCTAAATGGGGAAAATTAAAGTACATAGATTACATAGAAGAAGAGAAGAAAGAAGAAGTAAAACCTGTTCCAACTCCTCAACCTGTTGCTCCTCAACCTACAACTCCTACTAATCCAGCTAAATTTAAGCTTGGTGATGTTGTGAATTTCGTAGGAAATACACACTATACCTCTTCAAATAGTACTAATGCTAAACCTTGTAAACCTGGCAAGGCGACTATTACTCAAATTTATAATGGAAAACATCCTTATCATCTTGTAAGGGTTGCTGGACAAGGTTCTACAGTATACGGATGGACGGATGAAAAGGATATTGAATCTTTAGAGACTAAAGAAGAGGTAACTTATAGAACACATACTGTAGTCAAAGGTGACAGCCTCTGGAAGATAGCTCAAATTTATCTAAACAAAGGAAGTAGATACAACGAAATATTAGCCTTGAATAAAGATATATTAAAAGGCTCTACAACTATATATGCAGGACAAGTATTAAAAATTCCTAATAAATAATAATAAAAAAGGCTCTATTTTTAGGGTCTTTTTTATATATATTAAACAAAACATATGTTCGTTTTTTCTTTAATAGTAAATATAGGACACGAGTAGTACACAAAAATATAAAGATAAAATTTACATAAATCAACCTTTGAGCAATAGCCTTATTTGTAAACCTTTACAATAACTAATTTTTTTTGGCTAGAAAATTTTCAAATTCTCAAAGAGATAAAAACAAACAAAAAGAAAGAAGAGCTTACTCCCCTAAGAGTAGGCTCTTCCTTATTCTTCAAATTTCTAAGAACATCTAAAATTATATAAAATAATGTAGGTAGTATACAGATAGGATACGAGTAGTACACGAATTAAATCATATCAATATATTTAATAAGGTCTTTTATATCTAAGTGAGTATAAGTCTTTTCAAATAGTTCATTTGATGAGTGTCCAATGATTAATTTTACGAATGTCGGAGGTATTTTCCCACATTTTACAAGAAGTGAAACGCATGTGTGTCGTGTTCCATGTATTGAAAGATTAGGATTAAGTCCAAGACTTTCCTTAGCTCTATCGAAATATTCTCTTTTAAAATTCGAATACTTGAATTGTTTTGATAATCTATTAGTCACTAAATATTCAATATTATTGTCATAAAATTCTTTTATAAATGGTAAAATCTTTAAAGCTATTGGAACTTTACGAACCGAATTATCTGTTTTACCTTGTTTTATATCTAAATATCTTTCTTTAATATTTACATTTTCTTTTCTTAAATCTAAAAGTTCTGATATTCTTAACCCACTATAAATAAGAATAAGAATAATTTTACAAATGTCTTTATCTTTATTTTTCCATAATATTTCTATCTCTTCATCTGTAAAGATTTCCTTTTCTTTTTTATCTTCATTTTTTCCAATATCAATCCATTCTGCAATGTTTTGAGTTCCATTTATTAAGTTATTCTTTATTGAATAGCTATACATAAGGCTAATCATGCTGCGAACTTTCCTCAAACTTTCGAATCTACGACCACTATTATTTAGAATAGACTGGTAATCCATTAGTTTTAAACTATCAAAGTTTCTATCCTTTAGTTCACTCATAATATTAAAAGCCATGTTATAAGAATTTCTAGTACTAGTACTTGTAGACTTTCTAGAATCCATAGTTTGATTAAATATTTCTTCAAATGTAAATTTAGCCTTTGGGTTTAGATATAATTCTTTATTTGCATTGTATTGGGCTAAACACTCCATAGCCTCTTTTTTAGTTGCGAAAGTACCAAGGATTTTTCTTCTTTGCTTTGCCTTTCCATCCTCACCAATTTCCAAGCTTATTGTTATCCTTGCAACCCAAGGTTTCCTTCTTTTAGTGTCATTCATTTTATGAATAGAACCATAACCATTACTATTTTTCATATTCAATTCCTCCCTTAGAAATATATTCTTTATATAAATTATAGGACACAAGTAGGACACAAAACAATACAAATTGTTCATCAAATTGTTACAATTTTCGACAAAAAAAGAAGAACCCTTGAGAGAAAGGAAAGGATTCTTCTTAATCATATTTATAAAGTATAGGAGGTTTATCGCTATTGCTTAATATTATTATATTCTATGTATAGAATATAATAAATTTTAAATGCTCTAGACCTCTTCAATATGATGTCCATGAGTGTATAAAAGAAGTTTTCGTTTTATTATATAGTCTGGAGTTCTTACTCCTTTAGAATCAACAACATGAAACTTATCATCATTAGTTGTATAATATGTAAAATCTGCAACATATGAAACTTCTCTTTCTAATAGTTTCTTTTTAACTCCACCTCTAGGACCTGGGGGAAGTTCTTCATATTGTGCAGGAATTAATATAAATTTGACTTGTCTTTGCAAATCTCTAATTTCATTATTTTCTAATCTCTTATTTAATAAAAGCCAATGTTTATATTCACGCTTTGAGTCAAAGACCATATCATCAACTTTTATTTTTTTAGCTTTATATTTAGACATTAAAGTTCAATCCTCCTTTATTTCTAATATAATCGTTTACATCATTGCAATCTTCATATAAATAACTATAGTCAACAACTTCACAAGGTAAAGATTTAATAAAAAATCTAGTAGCTTGTTTTCCAGCTGGGTCATTGTCGAGGAGACAAATTATTTTACTATATTGTTCTAAGTTATCTTTATTGTCTTCAACAAATTTGCCCATGTAGACAGTACTATTAAGACTAACATAATCATAATCGTACTTATTAGGACAAGTACTCATAAAGGATAAACAATCATAAAATCCTTCAAATATAAGTAATTTTTTACCTTCTTTAAAAGGTGTTTTTATATAAGAATAATAAGGGTTAGTAGAATTAAATTTTAATACATCTTGTTGAATATTATCCTTAATATCTTTCTTTTTTAACTTAGGATATACCTTTCCAAATAAATAGTCTCCTGTCTTTCTTCCTATTGCAAATTTTTTATTATTATCGAATATGTAACAAATTCTATCAAGAACCTCACCAGTATCATAGTTTAAAAGATTTTGTTGTTTAATAACAATATTATTAGCATTTAATATATCTTGAATAGCATAAAAATCAATGCATCTTTTTTCAAGATATTCATCTAAACTATTATCATTTTTATAATGTAGTTGGTGGATGTTAATACTTCTTTTATTATATTTATAATAAGTATCTTCTTTGTTATCTTCTTCCTTTTCCTTTTTAATTACTTTTATAGGTTTAACTTCATCTAAATTTCTTATATTATAATCATTTACTTCTTTATCTATTTGGAGGAGCTTCTGACAATTTAATTTAAATCCTTCTCCTCGATTTGGTCTCTTCTCCATTAAAGAAACGATATTAAGACCATCTAAAGGCTTATCGCAAAAAGAACATCCACCACTTTTACAAAACATTACATTAGTCTTGTAATCAACTACACAAGAAGGGGAATGCTCTCTTCCATCCATTTCGTGATGAGGACAAAGAACCATTCTATCACCAGGATGTCCTAATCCATAATAAACTATTAACTTATTAATACTAATTTTTTTTAATTCATTTAAATCATAATAACACATAACATATACCTCTCTATAATTTTTTTAATTAGGTGTCTCACTACCTATTATTATTATAGATAATATATAGAAAATTATAACAAAAAAGTCAATATTTTTTATAAAGAAGTAGTTTTATAGCGTAAAAAAATAGCTCTAATACTAGAGCTATAGACCTTTCAAATATTTTTCGAACTTGTCCCTATTAATATAATAATAGTATCTTTCTTTGTTTTTTACACAAAAAGAAATGTCTTGAGGAATCTTATTATTTTGAATCATTAACCTTAAAAGCATTTGAGAAACTCCCATTTTTTCAGATGCTTCTTTAATACTAATCTTATTTTTTTCTTTTGTCATTCTTCCTTGTATCTCCTAAACTTAGTAAATATTCTATTAAATTATATCAAATTTTATTTATATAAATAAGCAGAAAAATTAACCATTCAATTATTAGTTTTATACAATTAAACTAATAAAAATATTGAAATTTTTCCCGCAAATTTACGGGTATTTTTTATGGGTAAAATAGCCTCAAAGCCCCAATAATAGGCACTTTTCAACTTTTTCATTTTTTTAGTAATCGCCTATATATAAAAGAAAAAAAATATACTTGATTGTTTATTTCTTTAATAGTATATATCTTAAGTTATTTACTATTAAGAAAAAGAAGTTCTTTGTGCGGGGTGGTAGAACACTTTATTCCAATTATTTTTATAAAACTGTTGATTTTGTTGTTATAATTTTCTATATATAATAATAAAATATAAAAAGGCCAGTGAGATGGTCTTATTGAAAAATTTATTTCTATATTCAAGGGGTAATAAGAATATAATATAAAATACCTCTATGAATAAATATATTAAAAGGAGATGTTTAGTATGAAAAAAAATTTTGAGTATTATGGAGAATTTAATGAAAATATTCATAATAAAGAAACAAACTTTTACAACTATCTTTATACAAATAAGATAAGAGACAATGAAGATAATAATAAATCTATAAAAGAAATTTTAAAAAGAAGGGGAGAAGAAAACTTAATAATAGCACCTACTGGAAGCGGTAAGACTTATTCAATCTTAACCTTATCAGATGGACAACTTATATTTGTGGTATTTACAAATACCCAAGCTAAACAAGCAGCATCTTTCTATAGAAATGTTCTTGGAATTGATTGTTATGCTATAGTTGCAGGGGTTAATTTTGAAGAGATAAAAGAAAAAATGACAAACAAGACAATTTTAATAGTTGTTCCAGAGCTTCTTTTAGATGCAATTGATTATTTTGATATTCATAATATCTTAATAGACGAAGCTCACAAGTTAGTATCAGATGCTTGTTTTAGACCGATACTAAAAAACTTAGAAGAAAAAATAAGAGAAAAAGCCAATAATATTACATACATGACTGCTACTCCTGATGACTTGATTGGTTATTTGCATTTTGATAATATTTATACTTATGAACAAGATAATCAAGATGTATTTTTTAATGAATGTAGAGTAGTGTTCTGTGAAGATACTTTTGAAAAAGGATTATCTTCCTTGATTGATAAAATTAATGGTAATGCAATTATAAGATTAAATTCAAAGAAAATAACTAAGAATTTAATCTTTAATAAAGAAAAAAATGGTTATGATTGTTTCTTTATTAATTCTGATGAAAAAACAATAAAGTTTGTTAATGAAGAAACAGGGGAAATAGAATATGATAACACTTTGACAAATTATATTATTAATAAATCTATTTTGCCAAAAGGTGGAGAAAAAACATTATACTGGACCACAATGCTTTGTGATGAAGGTATAAATATTGAAGGAGTAGAAGGTAGCTCTTTAGAAGATTTAGAAGCGATTTATTGTATATACTTAAAATCGGATGCAAACATTGATAGAATAAAACAATTTTTCGCAAGATTAAGAGGAAAATATAAAAGAGCTACAATCCTTTGTAAATTAATAGATAAAGAAAGCGAACCATTTAAGGAACTTAATACTATATATAATAATTATTTAGAAGCTGCAAATGAAACAAAAGCAGCATATGATAATTTAGTAAATATATACAAGAAAATTTTTGGAGAAAAAGAAGCTTTAAGACAATTAAAAAATTCTTTTAATTATAAATCTATAAACAATGAAGAAACATCTATTGGAGGGTCTATAAGTATAGATGATGACTTCAATGTTAATATAAATTATAAGGCTTTATATACATATGCATATAATACATATCAAGAACAATTTTTTGACAACAATAATATAGATAAATTAAAAGAGCTTATCTATGATGATTTTAAAGATGATTACATTTTAGAAGCTTCTGACGAAAAAATTGAAAATACTACATTAAGTAGAAAAGAACAAAAGGCGATTTTAAGACAAGTTGAAGAACTTCCTAAAGGCAAAAAGGAAAGACAAAAATTCTTAAAACAATTTGAGCCTAGCTTTAAAGATGAACTTGTAGCTTTACAAAGATTTGGATTTGATGAAAAAGATGTTATTAATATGATGGCTAATGATAGCTTAAGAATTATCGAAGAAAAGAAGAAACAAGTTTTATTTAATAACTTAAGAGAGTACTTTAATAGAAATGAACAATTTGAATTAATTAACTTTTTAACTAATACAGATGCTTTCTCTAGAATAGGATTACATAGAAGAAATTTACTCCTCTATCAAATTACTCAAGTATCTGGATTAGAAAAATTCTTAAAGAATGCATTAGATGAAAACATTAATTTAAAAGAATTATTTGAAGAGTGTAGTACATTGGACGATTTAATGAATAGAGTGAGTTTAAAACAAGTAGTAGATAATAATATAAGATATAAACAACAAATTGAGCTTTTAGGTGGAAGAGCAGGACAAGAACAATTATTTATTATCCAAAATATAGGAAAATATGAGGGTAAAGACAAAGTTTATTTAAGTAAGAAAAAAGTTGAGAAATTAAAGAAGTTAATGGAAAAAGAATTTAATTGCAAATATGACATAAATAAGATATATGTTTTAATATATAAGATTTTTAAAATAAGCGAAGATGGAAGATTTAATGGATTAAGAACTAAATTTTAATTATAAAAGAACTACTAGAGCAATTAGCTAGTAGTTCTTTTTAATGTAAAAGTAAGTTATTTTTAACTATAAAAATAAGTTGATATTATTATAAAATAAGTTAATTTATAGTTATTTTTAATTGTATAAGTACATATAATATATAAATATAAAAAAAGGAGAGGGATTTTATGAGAAAATTTACAACAAAAGAATTTAGGGAATTTTTAATTACTAACGAAGAAGAGGCTATAAAAATATTGAATGAGATATTAACAATGGATATAACTACGAATGAAGTTATAGACTATTTAGGTTGTTCCTGGTGTAGTATCTCTAAAGATGTAGAAGCTCTTGGCTATAGAAAGCAAAATGGAAAGGGTAAGGGCTTAATAAGAATTGATAATAAAGGAGAAATAAAGGTGAATAAAGAAACAAAATTAAGCTTAACGAATGAAGAAATTCTATATTTAAAAGAATTATGCAAGAATAAAGACAATAACATTAATGAAGAAATAAGCATTGAATCTTTCGAGGATTGTAAACAAAAGACAATCCAATTATCTGAAGAGCTTTCTAATGAAATTGATATTATATCTAAAGCATTTAAGCAATTTAAGAAGCAAGATGTTCTTAATGATATTATAAGAAGAGGAATTGAATCTTATAATAAAGACCCTAAAGCTTCTAAATTGATTGAAAAAGCTAGGGAAAAGGCTAAAGAAGATAATGAAAATTAAGTATATATAAGGATATATATAATATATATATCCTTATATTTTTGTAAAAAAACTTATATACATATTATATATAGTAGTTATTTGTATATATTTTTTTATTTAGAATATACAAAGATTTGAACATGAATTTGAACACGAGCATCCACGACAAGGATTGTGGCTAATAATATAGTTTAAATCGCCTTATTCATGCTCTTTTAAACTATATGTAATTAAGAATAATAAGGGAATACAAAGGAAAAAGTCATGTTCGAATTCGTGTATTTTAATTGAACACGAAAAATAACTATTTTTTCGACATTTCTAGAGCTATTCTATAATAATATCTTTATATTATTATAAAGTATATATATGTATATATCTTATTAATATAATTGTTAAAATAATAAGTTTGTATTATTATAAAATGGCTAATATGTGCAAATATTATAAAAAGTCCAATTTTTTTATATAATAAATATATAAATTAATTAATAAAAGAGAGGTGAGGGTTTAGATGGCGAACCAATCTAAAGATAAAAATAAATTAGTAAAGCTTTCCCCTAAACATGTAATCTTTTGCGAGAGATATCTCGAAAATGGCATGAATGGAGCAGAAGCATATAGATTTGCTTTCAAAGTAGATTCTATAGATAATAGTAGAAAAAAAGCTCATATATTATTAAAAGACCCTCTTGTCTCTCAATATATCAAAGAGAGACAAGAGGAACTAAAAGAACAATTTAATATAAATAAAGAAGATATTATTATGGATTTAATTAATATTAAAAATAGTAATGTTGCAGACTATTTAGAAGTTAAAACTTATGTTGATGATATGGGAGAACCACAATCAAAGTTATTATTAAAAGACTTGGACAAGTTATCTTTAACACAACAAAGAAATATTAAATCTATAAAAATGACTCGTTATGGTGTTGAATTGGTTCTAAAAGATTCAATGGATGCGATTGATAAATTATTGAAAATTACTGGAATGTATAATGAAAATATTACTATAGATAATAGAATTGATACTAGTAGCTTATCTAATCTTTCTTTTGAACAATTACAAGAATTACTTAAATCATAAGTTCAAAAGAAAGATTAAGGAATACGCTTTTAGTCATTTTTTCTTTAATAGTAATATCTTAAAATAATACTTAAATAAACCTATTACAATAATACTTTTATAGTTAAAAATAACTTAAGTTTAACTATAATAATAAGTTTATATAATTATAGAAGAGGTGATAAATTGAATAAAGAAGAATTAAAAACATTGGTTAAAGTTGAACTTGCAAGAAGACCAAATGGATTCTATTATTATTGTCAATGTCTTTATCCTAATTTTTATAAAGATTCTAGACCTTACTTAAAAAAATTAACTGAAGATTTGGAACTATTTATTAATGACCCAACGAAGAAATATTTTCTTCTCTCGATTGGACCACGTCATGGAAAAACCTTAACTTTGGGAAACTTATGTTCATATTTACTAGGACAAAATAAAGATACTAAAATAATGACCGCAAGTTATAATGAAGACTTTGCTTCTGTCTTATGTAAAACTATAAGAAATAGAATTCAAGAAGTTAAATATGATAAGAACAAACTTATTCACAATGATATATTTTTATCCACAATAGAAAGAGGAAGTGGAAAAGCTAATCAATTTAAACTAGAAGGAGCAGAAGGAACTATTAGCGTCCTTGCAACGTCTCCCAATGGTTCTGCAACTGGATATCCAGCAAATATTATAGTGGTAGATGACCTTCTAAAGAGTGCAAGTGAAAGTTTCAATCCTAAGAAGAAAGAATCTTTATATACAGACTTCCTAATGGGAACTTTATTATCTCGTCTAGAAGGTGACACTAGAAAAGTTATTATATGTAATACACGCTGGGCAAAAGACGATATAAGTGGAAGACTTTTAGAAGCTAAAAAAGATGATATGGATTCTATAGTTAATATTAATTTAAAATGTATGAATGATGATGGAACTATGCTCTGTGATGAAATACTTAATAAAGAACAATATGAAGAGCTTAAGGCAATGATGCCAGAAGAAATTTTTATGGCAAACTATCAAGGAATGCCTTTAGACCTAAAGAATAAGCTTTATCAAGGATTTGAAACTTATAATAGAAATGCTTTCAAAGAAGAGGATTGGGATGAAACTATTGCATATTGTGACCCTGCTGACTCAGGGGATGACTCGCTTTGTTTCTTAATTGCATCAACTACTAAAAAACATCCTAATAGGTTGTTTGTAAGGGATATTTATTTTACTAAGGAATCAATGGAAATAACAGGTCCAATAATTGCAAAAAAATTGACAGATTACAAAGTAACACATTTTAAAGCAGAAGGAAACGGAGCAGGAAGATTTTGGGCTATTAACATAGGAAATTTACTTGATGAATTAGGGAATAAATTCACGCATATCGAAACATTCCATCAAAAACAAACTAAGAAAATTAAGATATTCGACCAAAAAACAAACGTTGAAAGATATATTATAATGCCAGATGATTGGTCTTCTGCTTATCCTGCATTCTTTAAAGAAGTTTTAGAGATGAAGACAGTTGGAGTTAATGAGCATGATGATGGAGCTGATGGATTGAGTGAGTTGATTATCATGGCGGTTTTTGGAAGATACATAGAATTAATTTAAGTTTTCTTTTTAATAGTCAAAATAATAATTATTAACTATTAAATAAATAAATATAATATAAGTAGAATATTAAGACCTTTAAAAGGAGGTAAATAAATGAAGTTTATAGATGATTTATCTGAGAAATTAAAAGAATCATTAGTGAAGTGGTTGGTCTTAAGAAAGAAAGATGACCAAGTTATTACTATTAATAATAGTTTATCTTTAAGAGAATCACAAACGAAAAATAAACTATGGTACAGAGGACAACCAGGTGAGTTAGAAGAGTTATTCAGTCAAACAAACTTTTATAATAGTGCTTTCTGGAAGAAGTCTTCAGAAGTTTATGATATAACTAAATATCATAGTTCTTTACCTAATCGAATTGTTTCTTTATTATCTAGTATAACTGTAGGAGATTTTGAAGGAATAGATATTGATGATAAAGAACTTCAAGAGCTTTGGGATGCTATAGAAAAAGACAACAAATTTTATAAAGAATTATATAATATTTTAACAATGATTTTAGTTGAAGGGGATGGAGCTATTAAGATTAATTATAATCCTAATTATGAACTTCCTCTTTTAGAATTTGTTGAAGGTTTAAATGTAGACTATACATATGAATGTAACAAAAAATTAAAAGAAATTATTTTCAAAAATTATTATAAGGATGCCGAGGGCAAGAATTACACATTATGTTCAGTCTATGGAATGGGATATATAAATTATAAATTATATAATTCATCTAAAGTAGAAGTTCCTTTGGCAATGGTTGAAGAATTAAAGGATTTAAAAGATATAGTTTTTTATAATGAAAAAGGTGAAATTAACAAGAAAATAATGTTAGCTATTCCTTGTAAGATTTGGGATAGTGCATTATTCGAAGGACGTGGAGCTTCAGCCTTTGATTCAAGAGATGCGGCCTTTGATGCTATAGATATGGTTTTGAGCACGCTCATGGATAGCGTAGCCTTGTCTAAATTACGTGTATACATCCCTTCTTCCTTGCTTCCAAAAAATTCAGATGGAAGCCTTTTAAAAAATGGAAAAGACTATGTTAATAGTTATATTAAATTAGATGTTGGGAGAACTTCAACAGGGGACGATTTTAGTAAAATAACTACAATTGAGGGACAGATACAAATAGAAAAATATAAAGAAGCATTTAGACTTTATTTATCTAATGCAATAGAAGGGCTTATTAGCCCTGCAACGTTGGGAATAGATGAGGGTGTTGTTACAACTGCAACAGAAATTTCAGAGCGTGAAAAAGTAACACTTTTTACAGTTAATAATATTCAAGATTCTTTAAAAAGTATACTAGAAGAATTAGTTTATAAAGTATTATTATCTTATAACTTAATTATTAATAATAAAATTATAGAAGATGATTTTGAAGTTGATGTTAAGTTTGGTCAATATGGAAGCCCAAGTTTTAAAGAAACACTTAACACAATTAAGACAGCAATTCCTACAGGTCAAATGTTGTCTTGGGAAAAAATTGTTGATGAAATTTGGGGTAACGATATGTCTGATGAAGATAAAGCTCTTGAAGTTGAACGCTTAAAAGAAATTAATAATATGGGTTCTTTAGAAGTAAATGATTTATTTACTGAAAGCGTAGACGTAGAAGAAGAGCCTATAGAAGAAAATGATGAAGAAGTTATAGAAGAAGAGGTTTAATACCTCTTCTTTTTGTTATTCTTATATTGAAATTTTTGGAATAATTGATATAATAAAAATATAAAAATGTTATAATTTTTCATACAAATAAATATAATATAGAAAGGTTTAAAACTTAAATATATTATAAAAAGGAGTATATAGAAATGAAGAAAAGTAGAAGCGATTATAATAAAGAAAGAAGAAAGAAGATGACACCTGAACAAAAAGCAACGGAGTCAGCTAAGAAACATGATTATTATGAAGAAAACAAAAATGGAGAAAATGGAATTTTAGCAAAACAAAGAAAGAGATATGCAGAAAACCCTGATTATTGGAGAGAATATAATAAAAATAGGGATACTGCTGGATATATGAGAGATTTAAGAAGAAGAAAAAAGGAAGAAAAAGAGAAGAATGAAAAAGACAAAAACTTATCATAAGCTAGATGTTCTAAGATTAGCTAATGATGATAAATATAAAGAATTAGAAAGAAAATCTTTTGAAAAGTGGCAGAAGAGGTTAGAAAAAAATAAAGAAGAATTGCAATTAAATTTAATTATAAATTAATTTAAAAATAATTCATTTTATAGTTATTTTTAATTACTTTATTGCATAGAATAAAGTATAGAGGATAGGGAGAAAGTGGCAAAAATAAAATTATAATAATAACAACTAAACATCTTTAATAAATTTTTCAAAATTAAAATCTCACAGTAAAAGGCTCTAGTTAATCGCTAGAGCTTTTTACTTATTGTAAATTTTAAATAATAACATATAATAATATTAAGATATTATTATTAAGTATCTATTTTTCTCTTTTTATATTTTATATTTTAAATAAGCTGCTTGATATCAAGCAGCTTATTTTTATAAGAATATGTTTATATTATTATAGTTTGAAATTGTCAGAATTATATGTTAAAATATTTATTGTCAGTTCTTCCTTATGATAAGATATATTATTAGTTCATCTCTCTCAAACTAATAAATAATTGGTAAATTTTACATAGAAAGCGTTTAAAAAATACCCGTAAATTTACGGGAATTTTTTTTGGGTAAAATAGGCTCAAAGCCCCAATAATAGGCACTTTTCAACTTTTTCATTTTTTTAGTAATCGCCTATATATAAAAGAAAAAAATATACTTGATTGTTTTTTCTTTAATAGTATATATCTTAAGTTATTTACTATTAAAAAAAGAAGTTATTCTTTGTGCGGGGTGGGTAGAACACTTTATCAAACCAATTATCTTGAAATATTTGTAAATGTATGTTATAATTTTCTTGAACAAAAGATAAAATATAATAAAGTCATCTGACTTTCGTAGACAAAAAAGGGGGGTATATAGATGAAATTATTATTGATAAAGATATTAAACAAAATACTTATATTAATTAATAAAGTATTTAAACCTAAGGCAAGACACACCAAACAAGAACTAGAGCAAGAACTAAATAAATTAAAAAGGTGGAATAAATAATGGAAAAACATATTGAAATTAATTGTAAGGAATTTAATGAATATACATTAGAACAAAGAAAGAAGCTCTTAAAACTACAAATGCAACAATATATAAAAATGTTATCTATAGTATTCAAGCATTTAAATGAAAATATGTTTCAAATAGATTTTATTATTAATGAAGATGTAGAGAAAGAACTAGAAATAGAATTTAAAGCTAATACGTCTAATATAGAAGAAGAATTCTTTAAGAATTTTGAAGAATTGATAGGGAACTATAATATAAATACTAATAGAATATCATTCATCATTCATAAAGGATTCTAGAAATAGAGTCCTTTATTTTTTTACAAAAAAGTGTTTGATAAAACAAGTTTTTTACAAAAAAGTGTTATAATTTTCTGTACAAAACATAGTATATTATTAAGAACATCAAAAGTTCTTAAATAAAATATAAGTATAAAAAGGAGATTTTAATTATGAGAAAAGAATTTGAAAAAGAATTAGGAGTAAGAATTGATAAATTAAATGATTTATTTTATGAAAATGACTATAGAGTAGATAGCTACAATCCTTACGATATGGTAGTTGACTATTTTGCAAGAAAGTATGATAAAGAATTTAACTACGAAGAATTTATAAGCAATAAAGAAATTATAACATTTTTACTTGATAAAAATGTTATAACTGAAGAAGAGTTTTTAAATGAGTTTGATAAAGCTTTAGAAATTTTTGAAGAAGAATTTTAATAATGGAGGTTTAAAATATGAGAGTATTATATGAAGTTAAAGATGTACAAGTTGTAGAAATAGATGGAGAAGTTTGGTATCTCTTCGAAGATGGAGGTACTAAAGACTACAATATATTTTTAAGACATATTGAAGAATAGAAAGGAAGAAAGAAATGATTAATGTATTAAATAAGGAAGAATTAATTAATAAAAAGAAAGAGCTTGAAGAAAGAATTAATAATGAAAATATCACAGAAGAGGAGAGACTTAAGATAATTAAAAGACTAAATAAACATAATCAAATAATAGTCTCCCTCCTCAAATGTGGTTTAATTTAATAGATAATATAAATAAAGGAGTTATGGAGTATGGGAAATTATATGGAGATGCACTATTCAGCATTTAAACAAAGTGACTATCATAAATATAAGAACTTATTTAGAAAGGTTTTAGACTATGAATATAATAGTTTAATGAAATATGAAGTCTTAAGAATTAAAAAAGGAAAGACCTTGGAAGATGTAGAGAGAATAGAAAGACAAATAGAAGAACAAGAGAAAGAAAGTATAAAGAATATTGAAGAGGATGAGGGAAACTATTTCCTTCATTATTATGAATAAAGGGGGTAAATAATATGTCTAAAAGATATATATTAAAAGATTGTATAAAATACATTGAAATTAAAGATTTTTTTGGTATTAGTTGCTCTAAAGATGTTGAGACTATTCTCGTATTTGAAAAATTACAAGATGGAACACAATCTAGAATAGTAAGAAATATAATAATAAATATGCATCATCCTTGTATGACTCGTGATAAAGTACTTAAAGATATTGATTTTATAGATGTTAGATATGAATTAATAGACTATTTAAGAGACGATTATGAAGATGAATCTAGTGATTTTAAATTATATTATATTTATTTAGTAGAAGTAGATTATAAAAATAGTATGTTTAAAATTAATTTAAAGGAAGTTTAAAGGAGAAGATAAAGAATGAATGATATAGAATTTAAAAAAGAATGTATTGATGGAAATGAAGTACTTACTGTTTACTGGGATGGACCATGGAGAAGTTTTAGAATAGATGTTTTTCCATGTGAATACGATTTAATATGTTGCATAATATATGCTATCGATATAAGAATGGAATGTATTAAAGGATTATTATTGACAAGTAAAGCAAAAGAAATATTAATGAATAATATTATGGAAGTATTAAAAGGAGAAGATAAAGATGAATAATGATATTTTAGTTTTCTTAGATGATAAATGGGAACATGTTAAATGTTGTGCAAGTATAGATATTGAAATTAAATCTATAAAAGAAACAAATATAAAAATAAATACTCATTATAGTAAAAATTTTAAGAAAGAAGCTTTGAATAATCTTGAACTTGGAGAAACTTATAAGTTTAAGATTATAAGTGCAGATAATTTTGAATTTGAAAAAGAATTTGAAATTGTTAAAATTACTAAAAAATATCATAATGATAATAAAGAATATAAGAAAAATCTTGAAACATTAAGATTAGATAAAAGTATAGATGGAATAGTGTCAGATTACTATCCTATGTATACTATAACTTATCATTTAAAATAAAATAAAGGAGTATAAAAAAATGTGGATATATATATTAGTAGGTTTATTTAGTATGCTTTTTGGTTATGTTTTTGGAAGATATAGTGTATTAGAAGAAATAGAAGCACTTGTACTTAAAAACATACAAGAAGATAATAATAATATATTTTTATTTAAAGATAAAGTTGAAAAGGAAATAAAGGAACATTTCGATATAGAAGATAATAAAGGAGATAAAGAAGAATGAATATTGATGACTTTTTAAAAAATAATGATAAGGAATATATAAACGCATACAAGATTGATAGAGAAAATATGAAAATTGAAATCTTTATAGATAAGATTCAATTAGATAATAATGAAGATGATTTTTTTGAGTTTATAGATAAGCTTGGGGACTTTATAGGAAAAGATAACATATTAGTTTTTATTAAGGCTAAAAACTCAAAGATATACATGAATTAAAAGATTAAAAGAAGAGGATTAAGTTCTTCTTCTTTTTTAATTTCTTTTAGATTGTAATATAATATAAGTAAATGATTATATTTTTTCTTTAATAGTATATACTTTTAGATTTTACTATTAAAAAGAAAGGAGGTTATAAGGTTGACTATACAAGAAATAATAGATTTATATCGAGAAATGGAAACAACAAGCTTGAATTTAATGGTTCGACAAATCAGACGTCACACCAAGGAAGAAGATGAATTAGGTTTTAATTTTACACAATGGAGAGCAGAGCAATTAAAAGCATTACAAGAATTTAGAAAGAAAAATTCTGCATTAGTTGGGGAATATGATGAAAGAACTATAAAAAATATAGAAGTACTACTTCAAGCCTATTATCAAGATTCTGCATTAGAACAAGAAAGGGAGATACTCCAGGGGATTGTAGATGGTGCAAGAATTAAGCCCAATAAAGCATTAAAGAAACAATTAAATAATATAAAAGGGGATAATACTAAGGAAAAAGTTGAAAATGTTTTATCTTTAGATGGTACTTTCTTTAATATAAATAATACCCAAATGAAGAACCTAATTAATGAAGCTATTAGCCCTATAAAGGAAGCTAATAAGAGCTATTTAAGATATAGTAATAAGATGTATAATGATATTTTAACAAAGACAGAAATATTTATGAAAGGTACTGGACTTACTACTCACCAGGCCATAGATAAAGCTTCCCATGAACTAATAAAAAATGGTATTTGTTGTGTACAGTATCGAATGAAAGATGGAAGTACAAAGAACGTTAATATATGTAGTTATGTTGAAATGTGTATTAGAACAAATGCAACACGAATGACTGAAGAAGCGGCAGCTGAACAAAGAAGTAAATTTGGAATTAATACTGTAGTAGTTTCGAGCTATTCAAGTTGTTCTAAACTTTGCTATCCTTATCAAGGAAAGGTCTATTATGATGATTACTTTCAATCTTTAGAAGTGCCTGATGATAGATACCCAAGACTATCAAGCGCTGTAGGAAGTGAAAAATTGTTCCACTGCAATTGTAAACATCATTTAAGAACATATTTCGAAGAGGTTAGCTCCAAACCTCGACAATATGACGAAAAAAAGACTGAAGAAAATAATAAATTAGTATCTAAACAGAGAAAACTTGAAAGAAAAGTTAGGTCTTATAAAAACTTGAAGAACAACACATTAGACTCAACAACTAAAAGAGCATATGAAAAGAAATGGATACAAGCAAAGAATGAATTAAATGGGTTCATAAAAGCTAATGATGACGTACTTAGAAGGGATGAATGGAGAGAGTCAAATATTCTTAATAAATATAAGAAAATAGAAGAAATAGATGAATTAAGAAAGGGAGACCCTACTCCAATAGAAAAGATAATTAAAGAAATGGAGCTTAAGAAACCTGTAGTAGAAAGATTGAAGGACAAGAATGTTGAAATTGATGGAAGATTTAGCTTTGATGATGAAGAGGTTAGAAATCATTTGTTAAATCAAATGGATGACTTAACTAATAGATATAATGTAACAGATGCAAAGATAACTATTAAATCTAAGAAAGAAGATAATTCATTTGCAGCATACTTTACACATAGTAAGAATATGACTCAAAATTCAATTACTTTTAATAAGAAATACTTCGAGAGCTTGGAGAATATTAAGGCAAATGAAAAATATAGTATGGAAAGTAGCTGGAGCGTAAAGGCATACCCTGAGAAAGTTATTTATTCGACTTTAGCTCACGAATTTGGGCATTTAGTAGAAAGAAATATAATAAATAAGTTCTTTGCAATAGATGAGAATGATAAAGACTTCTTTAAAACATATAATAAAGTATGTGTAGACTTACAAAAAGAAATATTGGATATGTATAAGGCTAAGTTTGAAAGAGATTTAGACATTCCTAATGAGTTATCTAGATATGCATTAACAAACAGTAAGGAGTTTTTTGCAGAAGCTTTTTGTAAGTTGGAGGTTATGGATGATTCAGAAATTGCAGAAGTAATGAGAGAATTCTTAAAGAAATATAATATGTTAAATGATTAAAAAAGGAGGTAAACAATATGAGAATAATGGACGAACCTTTATTTTTAAGAGATAATGAATGGCACTATTATGACCATAATGAATGCATATTTAAATTAACAGAAGAAGGGCAAAGACTTAAAAGAGTAAGAGACTCCTACGAGCAATTTTATAAAGAATTAAATGAAGGAGATGAAGAGAATGAGGGAAATTAATATTGAAATATATGATGACAAGACTATTAAAGTAAATAATAAAAACTTAGGTGATAAGTTAGAGAATCAAGTTAGTCAAATTAATTTCATCTTTGATTCTTGTAATTTCCATGAAGATTTAATATATACTTATTTTGCAATAAAGAATGAAAGTAAGGAAGATTTTACTTTAATAGATATATCTAATAATAAAACTATAGTAATAGATGAAGAATTTACTAAAGAATATATAAATAATAATTATTGCTTAATTATTTTATCAGATAAAGAAATATTAGAATATTTTGCTAACGATAGGGTTAATTTTGTGAGCAATCAATTCACTTTATATATTACAGATAATTTTTTAAGTGAAAATAATTTTACAATATTAGAAAATAAGGAGGCATTATAGAAAATGATAGAAATTAAAGCTCAAGTTTTATCAAGTAAAGCAATTAAATTATCAAAGAATGTTTTTTCTAATAAATTAGAAAATTCTACAACGAAAGTTATATTCGATTCAATCGAGGAGAATGCGAATCTATTAAATAAGTATGTAGCATTTTTAAATCCTAATGGGGAAGTATTTCTTTTTCCTTTAAATAAAGAAGATAATAGCTTTATTGTAACAACTGCAATAACTAAAATAGATGGAGTTTATAGCATGTTATTCTTGTCTACTAATAGCGAATTTAATGAAGAGACAGGGGAGTTATTAGACCCTAATTTTAAAACATATATATCAAATCCTACAAAATTCACAATCAATTCAAACTTCTTAGATGAAGAATCCTTGGAAGAACCAGAGGTTGACCCTAATATCTTGAATGTTTGGGAAGAAATTAATCAAACAATTATATACCTCAATTCTGAATCATTTCAAGAAGAAATTATAAATAACTTACATATCTCTGAAAGTGATATTGAAACTATTACAAATAATCTTAAAAATGATGAGACTTTTAAAGAAGCGATAAAGGGCGAAGATGGTGTCCCTGGAAAAGATGGAAGAGGCATTTATGAGGAATGGATAGACCAAAATAAATATATTGAAGGATTAGTTGATGGTTCTAAATTATTTTATTGGAATAAAAAAGTATTAGAAACTATATTGAGCCAATCTCCATTTTTTAATGATGAAGTGGTTCTTGAGACAGATGCAACAATTTTAAAATACAATCACAATGATAGAGTATTTAATATTTACAATTCAAATGATTTGAATAATCGTGTTGGGTGGGTAACTTTAAGTGAAGAAATACAAAAAGAAAAAGAAAGCTCTTACTTTACATTGAATACATCTACTAAGATTATATCTATATTAGATGGATTATTCTTAAAAGTACCTTTTATTTATGTAGATGAGTATACAGAAGAATATATGAAAGGACCTCAAGGTCCAGCTGGTCCTGCGGGAATTGGTGAAAAAGGTGACCCAGGCGAGAGAGGTAAAGATGGCGAAAGTGCATTTGATATATGGGCGAAAAATCAACCTAGTCCTAGACAACAATTAGAAGAAGAACATATATTTAATCTAGAAACAGACTTAGATGAAAAATTATACTTTACTAATGAAACTTTAAAAATATTAAGAGAAAATCCATATACAGTTTCATTTGGTTTAAGATTTATAAAAGAAAATGGAAGTTCTAATGCTGCAGATGATGTAGAAATTTCTATTATGAATAATGATTATGGCATAGAACTTGGTACTACATTTAGCGTACATAATAAGTGCTATCAAGAAGGTAGTGGAAGTTATATATATTTTCAAAATAATTTCAAATTTATTTCTGGTGAGATAACTGGAAATGAATATACTACATTAAGAGAAATTATCAATAATATTGTTATAGTTGTTAGAAAAAATGGTGAATACTTATATAATAGTGTAGATACTTGTGGTTGGAAAAATGCAGAACTTGTTTGTAATGGTAGAATATTTGAAATATCTAGTTTAATCGAAAGACCCGCATATATTGCAACTGAGGGAGGCGGAGCATCCTACACAGAAGAAGAATTTTTAGAATCATTAAAAGGAGATAAAGGGGAGCAAGGAGACACATACACTATAACAGAGCAAGATTACGAAGAAATTGCGAATATAGTATTAAGTAAAATGATTAATGCAGAGGAGGTAGGATATTAATGGCTAAAGTTTATTTAGAAGATAGTATATTAACTAATATTGCAAATAGTATAAGAGCTAAAAATGGAGAAACAATAACTTATAAACCTCAAGAAATGCCTACTGCAATTGATAATATTGAGACTGGTGGAAGTGGAGGAGTTGAAATCTGTAGCGATTTTGCTTATGGATATAGTAGATATGGAAACTTAATAGATTTAATAAATGCTATGAGAGAAAAAAAGAACTCTATACCTAATGTTTGTTTTGACCTAACAAAATGTTTTTATAATGTATCTTTTACTAATGACGATATACAATTATTAAAAAATAATAAAGATTTATTCGACAATGTTGTATCTTATAATAATCTTTTATATGGAGTTACTTCTATCTCAAGTGTAGCTGAAGATATGGGAAACCCTATTTTTACAGTTAATTCTAGCGTTATTAATACAAGTTATATGTTTTATAATTGTTCTAGCTTAAATACTTTAGATGTAAGTAATTGGGATACTTCTAATATTATTGAGATGAGTTATATGTTTTATGGTTGCAAAGCATTAACCATCTTAGATGTAAGTAATTGGAATACTTCTAATTTTAGAATTATGAATAATATGTTTTATAATTGTACTGGACTTACTACTTTAGATGTAAGCAATTGGGATGCTTCTAATTTTGGCAATACAAGTTATATGTTTTATAATTGTACTGGACTTACTACTTTAGATTTGAGTAATTGGGATGCTCCTAATATAGGTAATGTGACTACTATGTTTGGTAAATGTTCTAATTTAAGTAGTTTGAAATTAGGGGTTAATTTTAAACCAAATACGTCTAGTCTTGGTATGTTTGATACTTCTAATTATAATAATCTAGATTTTACAATGGATGGTAATACTAATTTTTCAAGTTATCCTGGAAAGTCTATTTTATATCTTAATAATATATGGAGAAGTTCAAGTACAACAGAAAAAAACCTATTTAAAAAATTTGCGAATGGAATAGGAACCTGCGATAGTTCATACAATAGAACTATTACAATTAAAAATACTTTATATAATTCTTTGAGTGATTCTGATAAAGCAATATTAACAAATAAAGGATATACATTATCATATGTTTCATAATAAAGGAGAGTGAAAATTATGGAGATAATTAATAAGAAATTTATTGAATTGAAAGCATCTGAGGGTAAGATATTCAAAGAGGGAGATTTGTTTGTTGGAGAAGGTCTCTGTTTTATGATTAATGAAGATGAAGATGTACAAGAATATATAAATAAATATGTAGAAGTGGACTTGAAAGAATATGAAGACTATTTAGAAGCTCAAGCACTTTTAGAAGAGGCTCAAGCACAAAATCTATAGTAATATTTACAGATTATTATAGAATAATAATAGATAAGACATTAAGTTTTATTTATTTTTAAAACCTTTCTAAAATATAGTTTTTAACAAAGCACTAAAAAAGACTTAGGAAAGATTTTCCTAAGTCTTTTTTTATTTAAGAAATAAAGAGGAAATAAATTATAATAATATATTTATATTAATATAATAATAAGAAGTTTAAAACTTCAAAAAATCCCTATACTCCTTTAAAATTATAATAAAAATATCTCCATTTTGTGAATTCATTATGGAGGTATTTTTATTATGTGATATATTGGTAAAAATTACATAGAAAGCGTTAAAAAAATTCCCGTAAATTTGCGGGTATTTTTTATGGGTAAAATAGCCCCAAAACCCCAATAATAGGCACTTTTCAACTTTTTTATTTTTTTAGTAATCGCCTATATATAAAAGAAAAAAAATATACTTGATTGTTTATTTCTTTAATAGTATATATCTTAAGTTATTTACTATTAAGAAAAAGAACAATTTGTGCGGGGCTTTAATCTTTAAAAATTTGAAAAGTATATATGTTAAATGTATAATGTATATATATAAAACCTTTTATATACATTATAAAGTTATAAAATTACTTGTTAAAATGTATAATATAAAAATATCAATTACTGCTAATGATATAAAGATGACGGAGCATCTTAAAAAACTCTGTATAGTTACGAAAACTAAAATTTCGATAGAAAAAGGAGTGTTGACGATTTATGGAAAATAATACAAACGTAGAAAACCAAGGAGCTAACAGCACTAGCTCAAATTCAAACAATGTAGAAATTGATTATGGTAAATTTGAGGAAATACTTAACAAAAAATTTAACCAAAATCAAAGAAGTATGTTTAAGAGCTTCTTACAAGAAGAATATGGATTTGATGATTCTCGAATTAAAAATGAAATGGATTCTTATAAGAATGCTAAAAAAGAAGAAGCTGAAAAAAAAGCTAAAGAATTTGAAGATTTAAATAATAATTATTTAAGTATTCAGAAAGAATTAAGTCAAGAAAGATTAAATAATGCCATCAATATGAACCTTTATAAGAGGGGCTTAACTGATGAGCAAATTCCTTTCATTTCCAAAATGATTTCAACTGATAGCATTTTAGTTGATGGAAAAGTTGATGAAACAAAGTTAGAAGAAAGCATTGATGCATTCTTCAAAGCGTTCCCTAATTCAGCACCTAAGAAAGAAGAAAATAAACCTTTTATGCAAATTGGGGCAACAAATAATGGCTCTGTAGAACAGAGCGAAACAAGCTATTTAAGAAGCTTGTTTGGAATTAAAGAATAAAAATAATTAAAAAGCGAGGTAATAAATATGATAGAAAATTCGATTGACTACGGAAAGAGATTTCTCCCTTTATTGGATGAGCTCTATAAACAAGAGTCTTTAACATCTGACCTTTTAGGTGATTCTGCTGTTGTTAGAGAAGGTCAAAATGTGGGAGAAGTTTCCATTGCTAAATTAGATATGGATGGATTAGGTGACTTTGATAGAAAGTCTGGTTACACTGAAGGTAACACAACTTTAACATGGGAAACTGTTAAATACGATAAAGAACGTTCCCAAACATTAAAAATTGATAGATTAGACCAAACAGAATCAATGGATGTTGTTTTTGGTAGATTAGCGAAAGAGTTCTTACGTACTAGAGTTTGTCCTGAAACGGATGCTGCGCGCATAGCTAAAATTGCATCTACTGAAGGTATTTCTACTAAAGATGAAACTATTACAGATGGTGAAACAGCTTTAAAAGCTTTAAGAGCTGGTATCTTAGACCAAGATAATAATGAAGTAGACTATGAAAATAAAATTCTTTACATTAGACCTGAGATTAAAGCTTATGTTGATGATGTTGATTCTTATAAGTCTAAAGCTGTTATGGCTAGATTCTCTAAGGTTGTTGAAATGCCTCCTACTAGAATGTATAGTGGCATTGATTTAAAAAATGGTAAAGAAGGTTATGGATATACTAAGGCAGCAGGAGCAAAGGATATCAATTTCCTCATTGTTGACAAGAATTGTATTATTTCTGATACTAGAGAATTCTTAAAATACTTCTCACCTGAACAAGACCAAGATGGAGATTCTCACATTTTCAAATATAGAAACTATAACTTATATGGTTACGTTTATGAGAATAAGAAAGCTGGTATCTATGTTTCTTTCGCTCCTCTTGGCTAATCTAAAGGGGTGATAGTATGGGTACAATAATAGGAAAAGTATTTGAAAAACCAAACCTTAAACCTTTTGAAGAGGTTAAAGAACCTTTTAAGGAAGTAAAAGAAGAAACTAAAAAGAAAACAACTAGAAAAACCAAGGAAGAGAAAGAGGATTAATTTCCTCTTCTCCCAAGGTTTTTATTATAAAAAGGAGGTATAGAAATGTATCTTAGTTTAGAAGAATATAAAGAACTTGGCGGAATAATTACAGATGATAAAACTATAAATAAGTTTATAAGACAATCTGAAAGATATATTGATATATTAACCTTTAATCGTCTTAGAAGTTTTGGATTCGATAACTGCTCCGAGTGGGAAAAGGAAATTTATAAAGAATGTATAGTTGAAATTATGGATTTCTATTATAGCAATCAAGAATACATAAATTCTTATTTAAGTAGTTATTCTTTAAATGGTGTTAGTATTTCTTTTGATAATGTTAATAATAATAATGTAACTTATATTAATGGTGTTGTTCTTCCATGTTCTACATATGCGAAAATAACAGGAACTAGATTTGGTTCATTAGCATTATAGGAGGTATTAAATATGATATTTCCTAATTTAATTAAAAAGGAGTTCTGTAAGACACCTATTAAAATTTATATTTTTAGTGAAGAACTCGATTCTATGGGAAACCCTAAGGTTTTCGAGTTTGAAGGATTTTGCAATTATCAATCTACTTGTAAATCAATCTTTGTAGATGATAAGAAAGTAGTTCAATTAAGTGGAAAAGCTTATATTCCTGGGGATATCTTTGAAGAATTTGATGAATTGACATCTGGAGAAGTTGAGCTTTTCAATAATTCTAATAAACGTAAATTACATAAGTTATCAAAAGCCCGCAACTTGGATGGAAGCGTTAATTTTGTGGTTCTTGAGGTGATTTAATATGGCATCTAAAGTTACAAGTAAAATAGAAATTAATAAACAATTTAGCAAAGAGCTTGAATCTATATGTAATTTATGTCTTGGAATGACTGCTGAAGCAACTATGACAGAAATCGATAATATGGATATTATACCTAAATTGTCTGGAGACCTTGAAGCTCTATATACTAAACCAAATTTAGATAATATAGATAAAGGTGAAGCTTTTATAGAAAGCTCTGGACCATATGCGAGATACATCTATTATAACAGACAAAACAAGAACATAAGTCAAGTAAAGAACAATAACGCGCAAGACCACTACTTCCAACCGTTTATAGATGGAAGTCGAAAGTCCTTTATAGAGGACACTTTTAAGACATTTTTAAATAAAAAAATACAATAATGGAGGTTTAAAAAATGACTTTAAACGATTTTAAAGAATTCTTAATTGAATTAAATGCCTCCGAAGAATTTGGTTTTGATGGACAGATAAATATAGGAGGAATCAACGAAGATAAAGAAAAGGCTATTTTTGTCAGACCTCTCAACAAGGGAAATATATCTGATAAATTATGGATTGGACAACTTAGAACTTATAAAGTTCTTCCAGTGTCTTTATTACTTCATGTTAGTAAGGATTTTAATACAACGGAAATAATGTCTAATAAACTTTTTGATTACTTCTTGAATAATATGTACATAAACCAAATAACAAAGATAAAAGATTTTAACATTTTTCATATTAATCTTCTTTCAGAAAATGTTGATTTAGGAAGAGATTCCCATGATATTTTTGAAAGAGTGATTGAACTAGAAATTTACTATAATTAATTTGATTGGAGGGTAAACATATGCCAGAAACAATTATCCAAAATGTTGCATTACCAAACTTTAAAAACCAATTCCTTATCAAAGTTGGTGAAGAATTCGTTGGTATCGCAGGAATGACAAGCTTAAGTATTTCCTTAAGCAAAAATATTGAATCTTACACAGATTTAATGAATGGAGGTTGGACCTCTAAAGGTATCGTAGGCGGTGAAATGGTAGTATCTTCTGATATTAAACGTATCGCTGGTGATGCTGGAAATGATGCAGTATTCGAAACTTTATTATACCTTGACCCTGAGAATGCAGCTAAAGTTTGTAGAATAGTTCTTTCAGATGGTAGAACTATCGAAGGTACTTTTATTGTAGCAATTAATGATTTCTTAGGAGACGCTGCTGCTCTTGAAAGTATGTCTGTTGAATTCCATTGTAATGGAGAACCTACTTTAGTTGAAGCTACAGGAGAATAATGAAAATTAAATACTATTAAAATAAAAAGAACTATAGAACATTCTATAGTTCTTTTTATATCTCTTAAAGGTTATTTTTTCTCTAATAGTATTGTATAATATATATATACTTACTTTATATAAGTATATACATAAATAAAAAAATAGTAAAAGGAGTTATTAGAAATGGGAAAATTTAACGAACATATAAAGAATAATAATAAAGAAAAGAAAGTTAATTATTTAGAATTTGGCAAGAAAAAATATGCTGTAAAGGATAACTATACATTAGTTAAATTCATTTTATTTAAGAAAAATGAAATTAGTAAAAAAGGAAAAGAAGAAGAAAAAAGATTGGAAGCTTTTGAAGAGAACGAAGAAAAAAGATTAAATGCATATATTGCAGAACATGGAACAGAAGAGGGCTTTGAATCTAAAACTTATTATCAAGAGTATGATGCTGCTTTTGAAAATGTTGAAATGATGATAAACTTTTTAAAATTAGCAGTATCAGAAGAATTTGTTAATGATATTGAAGATTTAACTTTTGACGAGATTAATTTATTATTCTATATAGTTATAAATATGGCTAACGGTATGACCGAAGATGAAGCCTATGAAGAAGCTACAAAAAAAAATTAGATAATAATATAGATATATATTATGACTTATATGATGAAGGAGATTTAAAACTTGTATATGCTTCCTTTTTAACTCAATATGGAATAGACCTCTATGAAGAAGAAGAGCTTGGAGAAGAATCAACTTTAACATGTAGAAAATTTTATGACTTACTTGCTGCACTTCAGTCAAAAACTCCACTTGGTGAGATTGTTCAAATTAGGGCTGAAAGAAATAAGGACATTATAAAGAACTTTAATTCAAGTCAAAAGCGTATACATAACGAATGGAAAAATAGAAAGAATGACAAACCTGTAAAACTTACAAAAGAAGAACTTAAACTTAGGGAAGATATGGTTTGGGATATGTTCAAAGGTTTAAAGACAAAAAAATAATAACTATAGGAGTTGTAAGTTTTAATCTTATAACTCCTTTTTTTTGAACATATAATAATATAAGGTTTATAGGGAAAATACTCAGAAAAAAGGAGAGTGAAATATTTATGGCAAATACTAATGCTGGTAGTGTTAGTTTAGGGATTAAATTTGATGGTTCTACGATTCAAAAGGGAATAAATGATTCATTAAAGAAATCTCAACAAGTAGCAAATGAACAAGGTCAAAAGATAGCTAGTAACCTTGATAAAGCTACTTCTGGAATAGGAAAAAACCTATCTAAAAACACTAAAAAAGCTGTAGATGATTCTATAAAAGAATTAAGTAAATTAGACCAAGAAGTAAATAAAATATTAAATAATGGTAAAAGTAAAAATTCTAAAGCAATGTCTATTGCATCACTTTATCAAAAGGAAGGTGGAATGAACCAAGGCGACGCACAAAGAAAAGCTTGGGACATCGTTGGTAGAAAAGCAAAAGAAGCAGGCGATGCGGTCTCTAAATCTACTGATAAAGCTCAAAAAAAGACTAATAAATTCTTTAATTTATTTAGTAAAAGAGCTAAGACAGCCAAGAAAGAAGCTTCTAGTGTAGGTACTAATTTAAGTTCTGGAGTTGGTGGAGCTTTAAAGAAATTAGCTCTTTTAGGTGGTTCTGCATTTGCAGTAACTAAATTAGTTGATTGGGGAAAACAAGCTATTTCGCTTTCGAGTGACTTGCAAGAAGTGGAAAATGTGGTTTCAACTAGTTTCGGAAATATGCAATACAAAATAGAAGATTTTACTAAGACAAGTATTGAAAAATTTGGTATTAGTGAATTATCTGCTAAAAAAATGGCTGGTACCTTTATGGCAATGGGTAAAGGTATGGGACAAGGATTAGACCAAGGGTCTGACATGGCTGTTGAATTAACGGGAAGACTTGCTGATATTATGTCTTTTTGGAATAAGTCAGCGGAAGAGGTTGAGACTATAGGAAGGGCAATTTACAGCGGAGAGTCTGAGCCGTTGAAAGCTATTGGTGTAATAGCAAATGAATCAAGTTTAGCAAATTACGCTTTATCTAAATCGTATGGCAAGTTATACAAAGATATGACAGATGCAGAAAAGCTTTTAGTTAGACAAGAATATTTCTTAGAAAAAACAAATTTAGCAGCTGGAGACTTTGCAAAAACTTTAGATAGCTCTTGGAGTAATCAGGTTAAAGTGTTGTCAGAGAACATTAAGAATTTTGCTAGTTCAGTGGGAACGATTTTAATTAATATTTTATTGCCTGTGGTCAAGTTCGCAAATGTTGTTATTAAGAAAGTTGGCGAGGTTACAAGTGCTTTAGCAGATATGAGTGGAAAAATCTTTGGAAAAGCTCAAGTAACTACATCAAAAGCAACTGCAGAAATGACTACTGGTCTTGAAGGAATAGCAGATTCTGCTGGAGTTAGTGCAGATGCAATTGATGGAATAGCTGAGGCTACAAAAAAGGCATCTAGACAAGCAGCTGGATTTGACCAATTAACAACTTTACAAGCACCTGAAGAAGCTTCTTCTAGTGGTTCTAGTGGTGGAGAAATAGCCTCAAGCTTAGAATCTTCAAGCGAAGAAATGAAGAAAATTGAGGAAGAGGCTACACCTGTAGAAAAGGCAATAGATAGAATTATTACAAGAGCTAAGGAACTTGCAAATATATTTAATAAAGGTTTTAAATTAGGTTTAGATTCAACTGGATTTGATGGAGCAATTGCAAATATTAAATCTTCTATAGAATCTATAAAGAACAACTTCCTTGGAATATTTGCAGATGGTCAAGTTCTATCTTCTTTTAATAGTTTAGCTGATAACATAGCCTTAACTTTAGGTTCTATAGTTGGCAATGTTGTAGGAGTTGGAGCCTCTATCGGAAATGCTATTTTTGGAGGAATTGCATCATATTTTGAAGAAAATAAAGGATTTTTAAAAGAAAAGCTATTAGTTGCGATTGAAACACTAAATGAACTTACTACTAGTTTTAGAACCATTTTTGATGGTTTGAGTCAAATCGTTGCAGATACTTTTAATAGTTCTGAGTTCCAAAGATTAGTAGGGGAATGTATTGAAGTTGTTGTAAATCCATTTATAGAACTTAGATTATTCTTCTTGGAAATTTACAACGATTTGTTTAAAATGGCGGCTGAATTCGTTGACCGCTACAAGGTGACATTTACAAACGGGTTTATAGCTTTGTCTGGTTTGTTAGCTGATATACTAGATGGAATTACTCAAATAATTATGGATGTAATAAATTCATTCAAAGAAGCCTATGATATGTATGTAAAACCTTACTTGGATAAATTGATGGGTCAAATTAATGATTTAATGGATGACTATCTAATTCCTTTAGGAAAAACATTCGTTGACTGCTGTAAGAAAATTTGGGAAAATGTAATGATTTTATGGAATACATATTTAAAACCTTTCGTTGATTTCTTAGTTAAAAATTTCGTTGAAGGTTTTATGCAAACTATAGATGTAATTGTTAGTATATTCCTTGTTTTTGTTTCTAGAATAGCTCAATTCGTAGATGGAATGATTCAAATTTTTTCAGGCTTGATTGACTTTTTGACTGGTCTTTTTACTGGGGATTGGGACCGTTGTTTTAGAGGCGTGAAGGATATCGCTGAAGGACTTTGGAAACAAATAAAATCTATAATTGGGGGAGCTATAGAATTAATTTATACAACTATAACAGGATTTACGAAGAATGTAGAAATGACATGGAAAGAAAAATGGAATTCTATAAAAACTACTACTTATGAATTTTTCACGAATCTCCCTTATAAGCTTGGCGAAATGATTGGGCAAGTGATGGCTAAAATTGTAAGCTTCTTTATTAACTTACCTAAGAAAATTCAAGAATATAGAGAAGAGCAAAAGAAGAAAAGAGAAGAAACCTGGAATAATATTAAAGAATGGTTCCAAAACCTTATAGAATGGATTCCTAAGAAAATAGAGGAAATTGTAAACTTCTTTAGAAATATCAACTTGAAAGATATCGGAAGAAATATGATTGATGGTCTTAAAAGTGGATTTGATGAAAAATTAAATAGCTTTAAAGATAGTCTTTCCAACTTTACTAGTGGAATAAAAGATGGATTTATGAGTGCTTTAGACATCCATTCTCCTTCTAGATGGATGCGTGATGTTATAGCTGGCAATATGATTAAAGGTCTTGAAATTGGTTTAGAAACTAATACAGATGGTGTTTTATCTACTTTAGATAATTTAAGAAATGATATGTCTAATGTAATGAATATTCCTTTAAATGCTCCACAATTAGCTTTTGTAGGTGGAGATGCTTACGATGAAAAAGAATTGAATGCTAATGTAATAACAAAAGAAGACAAGATAGAAGCTTTATTAACAGAACAAAATAGTAAAATAGATACATTAACTAATATAATTAATTTAATATTACAAAAAGATACTACTTTAATGATTGATGACCAAGTATTAGGTAAAACAGTTGAAACTTGGTCTAATAGAGAAAGTAGAAGGAGGGGCTAGATATGTATTTTAAAGTAAATAATGTGGTTTTAAACCCTAATGCAGGTTATAGCATCAAGCCTGAACTACTTTCTACTAGTGATTCAGGACGTGGATTGGATGGAGATATGCTTCGTAAAGTGGTTAGTATGAAGTGGGATATAGAACTAAATTTTAGCTTTATCCCTGGGGATACAATGGTTAAAATTTTAAATGCTTGTAATTTAATGGGTGATGTAGAACTTGAATTTAGAAATCCTTTGACAAATAAGCAAGATAAACAAAGCTTCTACGTTCCTGCTCCTGAAATAACCCACAAGATGACTATAAACGAAATTTTTTACTATGACTTAAAATTAAGCTTTATTCAAAATTAATAAATAAAAGGGGCTATTCTATAGCCCTTTTTATTATTTATAATGAATAAATATTAGCATATAATATTATTAAAGAAAAAATAAGAATGATAAAGGAGGTAAAGAATGTTTATAGATATCGTTTTAAGTGATGATAATATGCTTAGTTTTAGTAGTTTTATTGATATAGATTACAAAATAAATAGTAGTCCTGAAGATGAAATTATTCTAGGTAATGCATCCGCTGCAAGTTTAAACTTTTCGATTTGGAACGCTGATAAAAAATGGAATGAATTTAAGTTTAAAAATTCGATAGCTTACCTTTATAGAGATGAAGAAAGAACTAAAAGGCTTGGAGTATTCGCAGTCGATAAAATAACTAAGAATAAGAATAGCCTAAGGTTTGAATGTATGGATTTTATGGCTTATAAAATGGATGTTCCATTCAAGGGAATAGGTAAGACAAATTTTACTATTTGGGAATTATTAAAACAAATAGAAACACAACTAGAAATAAAAATAGCAAATAAAGAAGAAGATTTTCCTAATATAGTTGTTCCAGATACTACAGATATATTAAACAAAAAATGTAGGGAAATAATTCAATTTATTGGGCAAGTTTCATGTAAATATGCAATATTTAATCCTGAAGGTGAATTATTTTTTACTTGGTATAATTTAGAAAATAGCAAAAAGGACATCCCTTACAGTAAGTTAAAAGACTTTGCTCGTGATGAAGATGAATTAACTATAACTAGGGTAAAAGTAACAGTAAATGATGAAGAATATGTTCAAGGGCTAGAAGAAGGTTATGATTTAAGACTTTCTACAGACAACCCTTTTTTAAAACATTTAAATGCAGATTCTATTAATAGCGTTCTTAAAGATATTTATGATAAAGTTTATGGAATGCATTATTTATCTTGTGATATATCAATTGGAACAGATGATGATATTGAAATAGGGGATACTTTAAGGGTTCAAGACGAAGATGGGAACTATTATAAGATATTAGTTACTTATTTAAATATAAACAAATTGTTCTTAACTAAGATTACTTCTGCTGGCGAAAGTGTGAACAGAGATAGTCAAAGCTCCTCAAGTTCCTCTTCTTCTAATAGTGGAGATAGAACATATATTAGTAAAGATGAGAATTGGAAGAATATAGCGGTTAACAACTTTTATGGAGAAACCTTTTTGAATTCAATATCTATCTTTGGAGTTAATGAAAAGTCTAGTGCATTTCTTAGCTTTAACATTGAATTAGATAGTACTGTAGAAGCAGATGTAAAGTTTCTTTTATATACAAATGATATACTAACTAAAGAAATATTTTATAAAATAAGAGAAGGAAAAAATATATTTAGTTGGGCAGAAGCAGCTAATATAAAAGTAAATGAACAAACTAATGTATTTAAATTTGTTCTTGATACTTCGGAACTATCTCAAGATTTATATTTTTATATAAGTCAATATAAGAGCGTTTTAAGTGTTATTTCTTCAGGAGCTAGAGCAGGTTCTAATATTATTACTAACTTAGAATTTAAAGAAGAATTTAACAAACTTACTTTAGTTAACAATATCAATAGATTAATCTTAAATGATTTTGAAGACACTATCGAAATTATTGTTCAGGAGTATATAGATACCCAAGCAACTGATGTATTTACTCCATTAAGCTTTAAGCCTAGAACTAGAATGGAAATAGAAAATATAAATGAATTAGTAGAATAAAGGAGGTAATAGAATGGCAATTAAAGGTAGAGCCTTAATTCAATTATTTAATAAAGATACAAATGAAGAAATTTATAGACAAGAATCTGATAATATCATATGTAATAACTATAAGCGTTTAATTCAACCAAACATATTTTTAGATGGAAATATACCTGGTAATTCTAAGGTTGGACTAGGTTCAATGACTCCACTATGGCAAAAAATGTTTAAAGGAATATTATTATTCTCAGAAAAAATTGAACCACAAGACCCAGACAATTTTATGATTACAAAAGACATGTATGGTTCATTCGTGGGCAATGCTTCAAGCTCTTGGAATGGTAATAGTATTTTTAGAGGTAGTTTTAATGCAAATGAATCGGGCCCAATTAGTGATAAAGAAGTAAAATTAGTTTTTGATTTTAATAGTTCAGCGGCTAATTCTTCTAAAATTAGTGCAATCGCTCTCTGTCCTGCTTTCCTTGGGGATGCAGGTCTCATTAAAGATGA